ATGAGTATAAAAACACAGAAAAACAAAAAGAAAGAGGAGAACACTACAAACATTTATATAGTGAAGTAAAGAAACAAAAAGATGATGTTGTTGAGTATATAAAAAATAATGATTTAATATATAACCATGATTGTGGTGAAATGTTTAGGGTTTTATTAAGAATGTTAGGTGAAATAGATGATAATAACTTTAAGCAATGGAGAAGACTATATAACAATAAACAAAATAAATTATGTTAATTATGGTAAAATGCAGACTTTAGTCTATTATGATAACTATGGTAAAGAGGAATGTGTTTTATATAGTGGTTGTTTAGGAATTGATGAAATTATAATTGAATTAAATGAATTATTTAGTAAAAGGTAGGTGAAATAGAATGAATGATAATGGAATAGAGCAAGACATATTTGAATGTAAAATTTATATTAATGATTTAGAAACTAATAAAAAAAGTAAAGAAATAAACATAACAGATTTGATTTTTGATGATAATTTAGAATTTGAATTTGGTAATTATGAAGATGAAGATTATTTACAATTACCATATAAAGATTTTAAATTTTTTATAAATGATTATTCGGTTACATTTTATAGTCCACAATATCACAAATTACAATCCAACTGGAATAGTTTAAGAGAGTGGTTGGAAAAAGTAGTAAAATTGACAGCAAATATTGATGAAAAAATGACTTGTAAAAATGTATTAAATAAAATGAACGAATTAGAAGGAGTAGATAATGAAAGAAAATAAATTTACTTTATTGTTTGTATTTTTATTCTTATTTACTTTATTTATAGCAAGTATTAGAGTAGATAATGATGATATAAAAATAAAAAGACTAGAAAAAGAAAACATTAGATTAAATAAAGAAATAATTGATTATAAATGGCAAACAGACCAGTATGAATATATGTTTAACAAATATTGTGGATGTGATAATAAATAATGTATGAACTTTGGGCTAAGAAAAGAATAAAAGATGGCATAGGACATCCTTATGAATTTATAACCAATTTCAATAATATTGAAGAAAAATTTTATATGATAGATCAGTTAGATAAAGAAATATATGCCGAATGTATAATCACTAATAATAACAAGTTAATATTTTATTGGGAATTTTTAAATCCTTCAATTAAAAAAACAAATTTGCATTTTAACAAATAATATGTTATATTTAATTTGTGCATAGCACACTTAACCCCTTTTATTCTTTGAATAGGATTTTTAAACCTCCTGTTCTTTTTATTTGCAAATTATTAACTCTTATGTTACAATATACCTAGAATTAAAAGGGAGGGTGATAACATGAGCTTTAACCTACACCCAGACACTAAATTCGATGATTTTGTTGACAATTGCGAGGTGTTAAGAACTCAATATACGGAGTTATTAACGCCTTTTTTTAATGTCCACGCCATCCGTTGCTGGAAAACTATGATTTATTCCTTAAACTTCGCTTATTGGAAGCGAGACAAGATTTGGGAATATCTGAATCTTGACATCGAATTAGAAGAGCTGATAGCAATTAAAAATAAATAGGAGATGATTATTTGAAACACATAACAAAATTAATGATAAATGAATTCAAAATTAAAAAATTAGGTTACGACTTCATGGGCTATTCCTTACAAAAAGGCGACAGTTACACATTCCACCACATAATACCTAAACGAAAAGGCGGCAAATACACGCGAGAAAACGGCGCTATACTTTTTACTACCTCGCACGAATATTTACACAAAATAGAACTATATGAAATTTCCTTATATGATTATATACAACAAGAACTTTTGGACATAAATCACAAAGGAAACGTTGACACAATCAACGTCAAAAGAATACAAGACATTTTAAAATACTTCGAGGATAGATATAAAAACTTTTCAAATTCTAACCACAAAAAATTAATCAAAGAAACATACTTAAAGCGCCAAGATTTTACTAATTAGACAAAACCTTTTTTAAATGTTATAATTTATTTGAAAATTCAAGTGAAAAGTAGGTGGTGGTATGGGTGGCTAAAATTGATGAATGGCTAAAAAAAGATAATCTCATATTACTTGAAGGTTGGGCAAGGGAAGGATTAACAAATGAACAAATTGCTAATAATATTGGCATTAATGTTAAAACTTTATATGATTGGAAAAATAAACAAAGTAAGATATGTAATGCCCTAAAAAAAAACCGTGAAATTGTCGATTTTGAAGTCGAAAACGCTTTATTAAAAAATGCAATGAATGGAAATGTCACAGCACAAATTTTTTGGCTTAAAAACAGAAAGAAACTACAATGGCGAGATAAAGTTAATATCGAAAATGAAATAAACGAAAATGGTGTTCTTAGCGATTTAGTGGAGGCTTTAAACAATGCCAAAAAGTCTTAATGAAATGTTAAACCCAAAACAGATTGATTTTGTTTTAAATGAGGACAGAAGAATTAATTTGCTAAGTGGATCGGTGCGTAGTGGCAAGACGTATGTTTCACTTCTTAAATGGGCTATATTTGTGGGAAAAATGCCGATTGAAGCGGAATTTTTAATGACAGGAAAAACATTAACATCCTTAAAACGTAATTGTCTTGGTTTGTTACAAACATTAGTAGGCAAAAACAACTTTACATTTTCTATAAGCCAAAAATCAGCGAAATTATTTGGGCGGACGGTGTGGCTTGAAGGTGCTAATGATGATAGAGCCGAAGCCAAAATTCGTGGTATGACTTTGGGTGGTGCTTATGTTGATGAGTTAACGCAAGTTCCTCAAGATTTTTATAAGATGTTGTTATCGAGGTTAAGTATTAAGAACGCTAAGTTATATGCAACAACCAACCCAGACACACCTAATCATTGGGTGAAAGTGCAGATAATAGACAATGAGGAAATAGACAAAAAGGTTTGGAATTTTGCGTTGGACGACAACGAGATTTTAAAGAAAGAAAACGAAGAATATTTTGAGCAATTAAAGAAAGAATACAAGTCAATGGGTGGTGTGTTTTTTGATAGATTTATACTTGGCTTGTGGGTGGTTGCTGAAGGGCTTATTTACAAACAATTTGCTAATAATACAGAGTTGTTTTTAAAAGATGAAGCTGTCGATGAAAATGGAAACAAAATTAATTTTTTAATGATAACAATTGGCATAGATTATGGAGCAACAAAAGGTGAAACAGAGTTTAAAGCAACGGGAATAACACAGTATTTTAAGGAAGCGTGGACTATTGGTGAAAAGAAATTGGCTGGGCTATATACACCAGACGAGATATTTAATGCTTTTATTGAATTTTATTATGAGATAGTTAATGAATATGGGAAGGTTACAAGTTCGTTTGGAGATTATGGCGCGTTAGGTCAAGTGTTGACGTATGGTTTAAATAAGAGGTTACAAGAGAAAGGCATTCCACTACACGTTGACGATTGTATTAAGGGTAAGATAATCGACAGAATTTATATGGATCAGATGTTATTTGCACAAGGCAGAAGATTTATATTAAGAAAGTGCAAATATTTAATAGAGGCTTACCAACAAGCTGTATGGAGTGATAAAAAGCCAGATGAAAGGCTTGATGACGGAACAACACCAATAGACGATTTGGATGCTAGCGAATATTCAATGTTCCCATTTTATGATAAATTAATGATGAATATTAAAGGAGGATAATAAATGAATTTAGAAAAGTATTTGCAAGAAAAATATAACTACAACCCAGAAGTTAAAAACCAGATGGCAAATTATATAACGCAATGGAACAGTTGGTATGTTGGAAATGTTAAAAGTTTCCACAATTATTTTATTTATAATGGTAATAGGAAGATAAAACAAAAGAGATTTACAATGAATATGGCAAAGAAAATCAGTGAGGACTGGTCTGATATTCTTTGGAGTGAGAAGTGTGAGATATCGTTAAAAAACGACGAATCACAGAAACAATTTGATGAGTTGATTAATAATTTAGATTTGTATGCAGTTATTAACCAAGCATTGGAAAAAAGTGGAGCGTTAGGAACTGAATGTGCAGTTGTTAGTGTATATGATATAGTTTCAAACGAAGATAGCATGACACTTGATGTTAGCGATGCAAAAACAAGGGTTGATTTGGTTGATATAGATTGGATATTTCCACTAAGTTGGAACAATAAAGAAATAACCGAATGTGCTTTTGGTAGCGTTGAATATTTTAAAGGCAAGAAGTATATAGTTTTGTCGGTGCATAAATTAAATGACAATGGCAATTATATTATTTATAATCATTTGTTTAGCGATGACAACGGCAATTTAATTGAAATAGTAGACAACGAAAATACAATTAAGGAATTTGATACAAAATCAAATGTTAAATGGTTTAGTACATTTAAGCCATTGTTGACTAACAACTTATTTAACAATTCACCTTTTGGAATACCACACTATGCAAACGCAATCGATAATATGATGGCTGTTGATATTTCGTTTGATGCTTTAAAAAATGAGATTAAGGATGGCAGGAAAAGAACTTTTGTAAGAGCCGATATGTTTAACTATGACAATGGCACACAAAGGATGGTCTTTGATCCAGAAGATGTATCAGTTTATCAGTTACCTAAAGGGGCAACAAAAGACGACTTAATCCAAAGCGATAGTGATGATTTGAGAACTGAAAAACAGATTAACACATTAAATACTAATTTGAATATATTAGGAGACGCTGTTGGTTTTGGTGAGAATCATTATCATTTTGATGGCTCTAATTTATCAACAGCAACGGCTGTAATAAGTTCAAATAGCAAATTATTTAGACGTAAGAAAAAACTCGAGGTTGGATATGAAAGCGCGATTTATGATTTAGTTAAAGCAATATGTTACGCGTCAACTCAATTTGGAAAGTATAATATTAATACTGAAGATATGGTTATACAATTTGATGATAGTATAATTGAAGATAAAGAAGCAGAAAGCAACAGAGCATTAAGAGAATTGCAAGCTGGTGTTATAGGTAAAGCTGAATATCGTGAGAAGATATTTGGAGAAACAGAAGCAATTGCAAAAGAAAAGATACAAGAGATAGAAGAAAGCGAACCGAGTATTGAAAGTTTGCTAGGAACAAAACCAAATGTTAAAGAAGAAGAGGAGGTTGTAGAAGATGTTAGTCAAGGTAACTAAAGACACAGTTAAAATTGTTGAAGAGGATTATATATTAAATAAAGGCGAATACAAAGTAAATAGATGTTATTTTGAGTTTAGTGATGAATATACTGACGATTTAGTTAAGAAAGCTATATTTGAACATGGAGATGTAAAAATTGAGGTCGTAATCGCTAATAACGAGTGTGATATACCTTATGAAGTATTAAATTTTAGCACGTTTGAAGTTAGAGTATATGCTTATCAAGTTGATGGCAATGATTTAATTTTAAGATATTCACCAACTTATACAAACGCTTATTTAAGAGAAGGTAGTTATGACGCAGATGCATCACAAGGGGAAGAAATAACGCCAAGTCAATATCAACAATATGAGCAGGCTTTAAATGATGGGCTTGTTGAGGTAAATAGCAAGCTTAATGACGTTGACACAGCAATAACTGAAACTAATAATTTAGACATAACAGTTTCTAAATTAAACAAAATAACAACTGTTGCTTTAACAAAAAAAGACAGTACAGTTGAAACAGTGCAAATATTAGATGGACAACAAGGTGAAACAGGAGAACAAGGTCCACAAGGCCCACAAGGAGAAAAAGGCTCTAAAGGTGATACTGGTGCAACTGGACCACAAGGGCCAAGAGGTGAGCAAGGTCCTAAAGGTGATACTGGCGAAACTGGTCCAGCAGGAAGAGATGGAGTAATACAATATACAGCTGGAAGTAATATAACAATTACAAATGATACAATTTCGGCTAATTTAAGTAATTATTATAATAAAACTGAAGTTAACAATTTAATAGCATCAGCAATTGGTGATGTATTAGGAGGTAGTTATTAATGGCAAGAACTGATACATTGACTAATTTCTTAACAGATGTTGCAGATAGTATAAGAAGTAAAACAGGCAAAAGCGATGCAATAGCTTGTGAAGATTTTGATACTGAAATAGAAAGTATTTCTGGTGGTGGAGATTTGCCAGAAAAAGGCGTTGTATTTAGTGAATATGATAGTGATGGATATCCCACTAAAGTTGAATTTGTAGGTATGACTACAATGCCAGATTACTGCTTTTATAATAATAATGCTCAATTATCAATTACATCAAAAATTTCTAATGTAAAATTAAATAATGTAACTAATATTGGAAGACAAGCTTTTCATTTTAATCAAGGTCTTCAAGAAATGCCAACGAATAATTTGTTGACATCAATAGGAGTTGGAGCATTTGGTTATTCTAAAATTACAAGTTGTAACATTCCAAATAGCGTTACAACACTTAAAAATAGTGCCTTTTCTTATTGTTCAATGTTAACAACTGCTGTTTTGTCAGATTCATTATTAACTTTAGAAGATAGTACATTTTCAAATTGTACAAGTTTGTCATCAATAAATTTAAAAAATATAACATCTGTAGGAGCTAATGCTTTTCAAAATTGCTCTAATTTAGAAACAATAGACTTTTCTAATGTAACACAAATAAAAAGTGGTGCTTTTAATGGCTGTTCAAAATTAAATTTTACAAAATTGCCAGATTCTTTAACAAATTTGGGAACTACTGCTTTCAATTATTGTACTAGTTTAAAAAAATTTAGTGTAAAAAATTTAAGTGCAATGAACGGTGGTGGAACATATAATACTTCTTTTGGCAATTGCACAGGATTAAAGCAAGTTTGGATTGGGGATAGAATCACTGGGTTAAATAGATATGTTTTTTATAATTGCACTGCCTTAGAAAAAATATATATAGATAAGCCTAGAGCAACAGTGGAAGGTTTTGCAGGGTATACATATGCATTTATGAATGACACAACCAAAACAGGAATAATAGTATGTAATGATGATGCGGGCTTTATAACACGAGAAGAATTTGATGCGTTAGAAATTGAATAGGAGTTGATAGAATGTTATCTGATGAAGTTTTAGAAAAAGTAATTGCTAGATTAACTGACAGAATTAACAAAGGCAACGAATATATAATAAATGAAATTGGCAAAAGTATTGGACAATTAAGAACAGTTACGCCATCTAAAGCTCATCAGTTAGGTCAACTTTTAAAATATGGTGGTAGCTATGAAAAAATAGTTCAAAAGCTTGCGGAAATTACTGATTTAAACACTAAAGACATTTATAAAATATTTGACGAAGTTGCTAAAAATGATTATGAGTTTGCAGAACAGTTTTATAATTATCGTGGTGTTGATTATATTCCTTATGCAGAACATAGTGTTTTAAACAATACAGTTAATGCCATTGCAAATATGACAGCTGGCGAATATGTTAATTTATCAAACACAAGTGCTATTGGATATGCAATAAAAGATAATGTTGGTAATTTAGTTTTTAGAAACATAAAACAAATATATTATCAATTAATAGATGAAGCAATATTAAATGTAGGAACTGGTAAAGAAACATTTGATAGTGCTATGTATAGAAAACTAAAAGAAGTTGGAGAAAGTGGATTGAAGGTTGTATATCCAACCACATATATTGGTAAAGATGGGAAAGAACATCATTATGCAAGAAGGTTAGATAGTGCGTTAGCAATGAATATGAGGGATGGATTAAGGCAATTACACAATGAAACACAACAACAATTTGGCAAAGAGTTTAAAAGTGATGGTGTAGAAATATCAGTCCACCTTAACCCTGCACCAGACCACGAAAATGTACAAGGACATCAATTTAGTAATGAAGAGTTTAAAAAATTTCAAACGGATCAAGATTGTTATAGCTATGATGGAACATTTTATCCAGCTACTTCAACTGAAACAGGACATGATAGGCGTTCAATAGGTGAATACAATTGTTATCATTATGTATTTAGTATAGTACTAGGAATTAGTAAACCTGAGTACACCCAAAAACAATTACAAGAAATAATTGATAATAATAACAAAGGATTTGAATTTGAAGGCAAACATTACTCTAATTATGAAGGAACTCAGTTACAAAGGAAAATAGAAACTGAAATTAGGAAAGCAAAAGATAATCAAATAATTGGTAAAGCTAGTAAAAATGTGAAGTTAATTGATGAAAGTCAACAAAGGATAACGCAATTGACTAGTAAATATAGGCAACTAAATAAAGCAAGTGGCTTACCAGATGCAATTTCAAGAGCTAGAGTAGTAGGCTACAAAAGAGTTGCAAAAAGCAAATTAAAGTGATATAATTTAATTGTCTTTTCATAGACAAAACCTCTGTTCGAGAATAGCTGCCTTTTATAGGTAGCATTAGAGTAGTTGCAGTCCGTTGTAATCATTAATTTGATAGGGCAGTCCTAAAATAATTGGTGTAACTATTCTAATGGTGCTTATAAAAGCACTGAATAGAGGACTTCGGCTCAATATTATGTGAACGCAGAAATGCGTTCTTTTTTATTTTTTTGTAAAATTTTTAAAAATGTATTGACATATTAATATATTAACGTTAATATATATTTGTAATAAAGAGGAGGTAAATAAAATGAAAAAAAGAAGATATTTAAAAAAGTGGGTTGAGGTTGTGTTAGTTATGGTATTGTTAATATCATTAATGGTATTAGGTGGAGAAAGTGAGACATACTTTTTAATAAGCAAATTAGTGTCATTACCAATTGTTTTAACAAGTGGGTATATTTTATTTAAGTATAGTAAAATTGAAGAATAGGAGGTGTTAAAACGTGAGATTATGGCATTATAAATTAATTCCAGTGCTACCTAACACAATGTTGGTTAGTCAATGGCGTGAATGTATCGCTATTAAAAGACAATGGCAATTAGGCACTTTAAAGCATAGATTAGTAAGTTATGTTAAAAATTATGATAAGGCATTATTTTATGAATATACTTTAAAAGTAAGAGATGAAATGATAAACAAAAATATTAAATTCAAAGATAAATATATTGATGAAATTTTTGGTTTTTGTTTCCCTAATGGTTATAAAATAATGGGTATTGATAAATATGAAGAACACAATGATCGTTATCTAAAACAATGTTATTACAACTTACAAGAAAAATATGATAGAGGTATTATTACAAAAGAAGAATGGCAAAAGATAGATGAATATTACATAAGAGAAGTTATGGGTTATGGAAATTAATTAAAAGTGAGGTGGAATGAAATGAATGAAAATAATATAAAAGCATTATTTCCTGAAGGTGTAGAAAAGATAACTATATCTAAAAATGATTATGATAGATTGTTTGGACAATTAACTTACGAAAATATAGTTTTACAATCCAAAATAGACAAGGCGAGAAAAATAATAGATAGATATTCAAGAGTAGTTGATTATGATGATGAAGTTTCTATTGATGTCTTGTATGAAATTGATGATATTTTAAAGGAGGATAAATAATGCCAAAATTAAGCAAACTATATTACATAACATCAAAAGGCGAACGAAAGATAAATTGTTACAACGTGCAAATACCTAAAAAGGTAGTTAGCGAAACTGATATTGAAGATAATGACATAAAAATATATGCAGAAAATAATAAAATAATAATAGAAAAGGAGTAAAAATGAAAAATGTTCATTATATGACTAGGTTAGAATTAGAAGAGGAACTAATAGAAAGAAGATTACAAGTGCAAAACTTAATACAAGAAGTAAAAAGAAAAGATGAATATATTAGAATTTACTCGGATGGTTTAAATAAAATTATGGAGAAAGAAAGTGAAAAAGAAAATGGAAAGAACAGGAATGCAAAAGAGAAAAAAAGAATTATATGAAAAAGCGATAAATAATTTAAAAGAAGCGAGCAAAAGACAATTTGCAATAATAAAAAAACAACAAGCGCAAATTAACAAATTAAATAGAGAAAATGTAGGCTTAGCTAGGGAATTAAGAATAGCAACAAATAAATATACAAAATTGTTAGAAGAAGTAAGAGGTAAAGATAAATGAATAAAACGAAAAAGGAATTAATGGGGGATATTGATGATTTGATGAGAATAATTGCTTTTTATATTGATGAAGATATTTTAATAAATGGCAAAGAAGAAATATTAGAAAAATTAAAAAAACAAAGAAAAAGAAATAATATTTTATGTATAATTTGTTATATGTTAACAACAATACTATTATGTGGTAGTTTTTATCTTTTAGGGCTAATTAATTAATTTGTCCTTTTTTTTGTTTTATAGTATAATTAGTTTGTAAGAGTGTCAGAAGGAGATAAAATATGGTTACTACAATCTTAAACACAATAATTACATTTATAATAAGTGGTACTTTGGGGTATTGTGTAAGTGTGATAAAAAATTATAAAAAGAAATTAGTGCAAGCGAAGAAAAATGAAAACATGCAAAATATGGCATTATTAACTTTATTAAAAGTTAATTTAATAAATACATATTTTGTATATAGTGAATTAAAACAAATACCAGATTACACTTATCAAGGCTTCTTAGATACTTTAGCGGTATATGAAAGCTTAGGTGGTAATGGTTATTTACATACTATTGCAAAAAAGATGGAAGATTGGGAGATTATAAAGACAGACATTTTAAAATAATGTCTTTTTTTATTGCAAAAAAACAATTTTTATGTATAATAAATGGGCGTTAGGGGGAAAAGTGTATGAAAAAGCCACATTTTTATTATGACATGACAAAAGAAACATATGATTTTATAATTAAAAAAGGTATATTAAGAGAAAGTAAAAAAGAAAAAACGATTCTTGATATGTGTCTTGAAGGCAAAAGTATAAAAGAAATAATGATTATGACAGGTTATTCACCACGAACAATAAATTATAGAAAAAAAGACATTTACGAAAAAATAAATAAATATTTTTTTTAAACAACAATTTGCGTTTATTTGCGTTTATTTGCATTTTTTTGCGTTAATTTTGCACTCGTATTTTTAAGTGATGGTATATTATAAGCAACCAAAGAGGGATAATATGATTGAAAAACTTAAAATAAAAGCAATTTATGATGATTTTTTAAAAAATGTAAAATTAAGTGAAGAACAGATTAAGATATTGGATATGTTAATAAAAAAAGAAAGTATAGTTAAAATAAGTATGGAAATTGGTATGAGTAAAAGAACAGTAAGTTATGAAATTAAAAAAATAAAATTACTATATGAAGATTATTATAAATTACAATTATCTAAAGCATTATTGTTATTATAATTCTTTTTTTTTGCACTTTTATATTAATAATAAAATTTATAATTTAATTGAAAGGAGATATTAAGAAGTAAAAACTCTTACCTGTAAATATCTTCTTTCTTTTTATTTAAGGAGATGAATTATGAAAGATATAGATGAGATGTTTAAAGATATATTGAATAATGATAATGAAGATATGTTTGATAATAATTCATGGATAATGCCTATAATTATTTTAGCATTATTAAGTAAAGATAAATTAGAAAATGCACAACCAATTATAAATATATTTTTAGGAGATGAGTAATATGTATGGTAATCCTTATATGCCACAAACTTTTAATAGGCAAGAAGCAGTTGATAGAATAAACGCACAAATGAACGAACTTGAAAAAATGAAACAACAAATGCAACAACCACTGCAACCACAACAACCAACTAATTTAACACAAAATTTCCAACTTACTCCAACAAATAACAATGTTATAAGATATGCAACTTCAATTGATGAGGTTAATAGAGATATGGTTATTGGAGACACACCATATTTTAGTAAAGATATGTCAGTTGTATGGATTAAAAATACAAAAGGGGAGATTAAGACATACGAACTAACAGAAATAATTCCAAAAGATGAAAAGGATATTTTAATAGCAAATTTACAAATGCAAATAGAAGATTTAAGAAAGGAAATAAAAGAAAATGCAAAATCAAGTAATGATGATGTTGATGAATCAATTAAAAATAAAACAACCACAAATGTATCAAGTACTAGAGCAAGCACAAAAAAATCAAAGTAATCCAATAGATATGTTAAAAGAAGTAACAAAAAATTATACTCCAGAGCAAATGAATGGTTTGTTTGAAAGAGCTAAACAATTTGGTGTATCTGATGACATTTTAAAGAAGGCACAAGAAGAAACAAAAAAAGAATAAAAAATATGCTATTTATCAGCATATTTCCACAAAAAACCTTTGGTAATATTTCTGTTGCTTTTATTATTGCAACATTCGCTAATATGAGAAGTTTTATAAAAAATATTAGCTTCTTTAATGCTATTCCAAGTTTTAATAAAATTACCTTTTAGATCATATTGATTAACTTTTTTTCTACTAGGATTTAATCCATATTTATAAGCGTGAACATTATTTTCTCTAGGAGTACACCATTCAAGATTTTTAATATTGTTGTTTAATTTGTTTCCGTCTATATGATTAACATAAGGTTTGCTATTTTTGTTAACTATAAAATTTTCTGCAACTAAACGATGTATATGTGCTCTTAAATGTTGATTATTCTTCCATAGACTTACAACATAATAGCCTGTATTATCTATTGTTTGTTTTAAAATTTTTTCATTAACCAACCTTTTTGAGTTGCCGTTTGTGTTTACATATCTTTTAAGAGATTTAACTCTACCAAAGTTACTAATTTGATATAATCCTTCGTATTCTTTAATATCTTTCCATATTTCTTTCATAAAAACACCTCTTTCTATGAAATAAACAAAAAGACTTATACAAGCACTGGAGTTTATTGTCGAGATAAGTTCCAATGCTTATATAAATCTTTCTGCTTATCTCGACATATTCATTATATCATATTTTGGATATTAAGTAAAGAGATTTAAAAATATAGAAAGAAAGGAGAGAAAAAAAAGAATGAACGGAAACGGAATTCAACCTACTGTGGAATTAGCAACAACTAACGGAGCTAATGGATTTGCTTATCCATATCCAGTTATGAATGGAAATAGTGGATTTGGTGGCTTCGGAAACGATGGAGCACTATGGTTAATCGTATTGCTTGCTCTTATCTGGGGTGGAAACGGAAACAACGGATTTGGTGGCTTCGGTGGTAACTCTTTTGACAATGGTTACGCATGGCTAAGCAACGGACAAAAGGAAATCATGAACAACACTAACAATGGATTTGATACATTACATTTATCTAATCAAATTGAAGGTGTAAGAGACGGTGTTTATGGTATTTCTAACCAAATGTGTAATAGCACTGCTGACATAGTTAGTGCTGTAAACAATGGTTTTGCCAATGCTGAAATTGCTGATAATTCAAGACAAATTGCTAATATGCAACAAGCATTTAACAACCAAATTGCCACATTACAAGGATTTAATGGTGTTACAAGTCAATTAGCTGATTGCTGCTGTGAAAATAGGTTAGGAATTGCTAACTTAAATTCAACTATTTTGGCTGAAAATTGTGCTGATAGAGCTGCTTTAGCTGATGGATTAAAAGATGTATTAATCAATCAAACTGCTAATACACAAAGAATTTTAGACCAATTATGTAACGACAAAATTGATGCTAAAAACGAAAAGATTGCAGAATTACAAAGAGAAGTATTAATGAAAGATTTACAAGCTAGTCAAGTTGCACAAACTGCTGATTTAAGAGCAAACAACGCAACAGTCGCTAACCAGCTCGTAGCAGAACTTCGCAGTTGCCCTATACCATCTCAACCGGTGTACGGAAATCAACCGATATTCACTTGCCAACCAAATTATGGTTGCGGATGTGGATTTAACACAACAAGTCAATTTATTTAATACCGTGTAATTACACGGAATAGCATAGAAGTAGATTACTACTAACTCGATTACGAGAACTTGCTAACAGGTCCGGTTAAGAGTGAAAAAACCGGACGATTTAAGAATAGGCAAGTCCTATTCTTTTTAATTAAGAAAGGAGAGATATAATGATTGAAACTATAATTAATGAACCTCTTGCCCTGCCAAGTAATGCAAGTCCAGTAACTTTTGACGAGACTGACATAAGAACTAGATGTGCTACTTGTAATTGCAATGGGTGGTTAGATTATTCAAATGGTAATCCTAATTTTAAAATATTTGGAAATGGTTACACAGGTTATTATGATGTGGAATTTAGTGCCTCTGTTAGCAGTGCCAATCCGGGCGTTATCGCCATAGCACTTTTTCAGGACGGTGTCCTTATTCCCGACACGTTGAGAGCTGTAACAATTGCAGCAGCAGATGATTACGAAACTGTTTCATTTGATAAAAAGTTAAGAGTATGTCCTCGTGGAACTACAAACATTTCTGTGCAATCAGTTTCAAGTGTGCCTACGCCTACTGACCCTACAACACCAATAGCAACTACACAAGCAATTATAACTAACGCAACATTTAGTATATCTAGGCTTAATAGATAATGAATAATAATATAGTTGATAATTTAGGTTTAGTTTTACAAGCATTAAGTCTTCAAATATTATTTAGAGATTATAACAATGTTGATTTAATGCAAGAGTTAAGATTACAAGATGAAACATATTTTAAAAAAATAATTGAACAAAATGAAGAAATAATTTCCCTTTTAAGAAAGGAGGAAAATTAATGGAAGAACTAATTAAAAAATCAAAAGAAGCAATTGAAAGAACAATAAAAGAAGGAATTACCACAACAAATATAGATAATTTATATAAATTAGTAGATATATATAAAGATGCAAAGGAGGTAGAAGATATGAATTACGGAAATTATGGTGGTAGACGTGCTGGATATGACACTTATGGACGTGATAGTTATGGTAATTATGGAAGAGATAATTATGGTAGACGTGGATATGACATGAGATATCGTGGCGATGAAGAAATAGATAGAATGTCTGGTGAATATGGAAGATATATGGAAAATCGCAATAGATATGGTGCTAGCGAAGAAACAGACAAATCATTTCATTACATGATAAAAGCACTTGAAGATTTTATTATGGTATTGCATGAAGAAGCTGATACACCGAAACAAAAACAAATGCTTAATGAAACATTACAAAGAAGTATGAGATAAATATGGCTTATAGATATTATAATGCCAACCCACTAAAAAGATATACCCCAGACTGTGTTATTAGGGCAATATCGTGTGCAACCAATAAACCTTGGGACTATGTTTATGATTACCTAAGTGATATAGCACAATATGAGGGAACTTTATTTGATAAGAGAGAATTTGTTAGAGACTATTTAGATAGAACATATAAACGATTGGACGGGTTACATGGTAGTGTAGGTTATATATCTTCATTATTTCCTAACAATATACTTTTAATTACAATGAACGGACATATTGTTTGCTCTAAAAATGGTGTAATATATGATACATTTGATTGTCGAGATAGACAAGTTGAATATGTTTGGTTAATTAAATAAAAGGCATTTTGCCTTTTTTTATTTGTATGTTATAATATATTTGGTGGTAACATGAAAATTGCAATTGATAAAAATAGTTTAACTGCAATTAAAAAAGACGGCAATGAATATATATATTTGTTTGATAAAGAACCACTTGATGACTTGTTAAAGACAAAATTGCATTGTATTAGATATGATAAGTGTGATTTTGTAGATATTAATTTAACTGAATATGATGTCGATTGTATAAAGAAAGCAAAAATTACAGATAAAGATTATGATAAAATTGAAAAGATAGATTATAAGATAGGAATTATTATACCTAATTATAATTATGCACACACAATTGATAAATGTTTAAATTCAATTGCAAATCAAACATATAAAAATTACGAAGTTATATTTATTGATGATATGAGTACAGATAATTCTGTTGATATTGCTTATAAATATGTTGAAAAATTAACTGATATTACCATTGTAAAATTAAAACAAAAAAGATATAATGGTGGGGCGAGAAATGAGGGCTATTTATATTTAAGCGATAATGTTGATTATGTTTGGTATGTTGATAGTGATGACTGGTTATATGATGAATATGCGCTAGAAAAGATAAATAATAGGTTACAAACAAAACCAGATGTATTATTTGTTGGTATGGCTAGCTATAAGAATAATAAATTAAAAATATGCCATACGCCTGAATATAAAGACAAATATGAAGCTATACAAGGTTGGTCAGGTAGTTGCGGAAAAGTTATTAAAAAGAACTTAGCAACTAGACAAGAATGTCTTTATAATGAAGGTACACTTAAAGAAGATAAAAACCAACATTGCAAAATATGTATTTATATGAATGATTTTAAATTATTACAAGAGCCTGTGTATGTTTGGAACCAACAAAACACTAAATCAATAACAACAATAAGAGAAAAAGTAATATGGGGAACAAGCACAATAAGACATTATGCTGATACATTACAGTTAGCATTAAGTGTTAAGGGAAAAGACGCAATAATAGATAAAATATTAGAGGAAAGAGTTAAAAAATGTAAAGCAGAAATGGATAGTGGAAGGGATAGGCAATGGTAAATGAAATATATAATTTTAAGTGATGGAATGCCAGAAGGATTTAAAATGCCTAGACAATTGTGCTTAATAAATGGAGAGCCAATAATAAAAAGGACAATAAGACTTTTAAAAGAAAATGGAATTACAGATATTATAATAACGTCACACGATAAAAGGTTTGATAATTTAGGTGTAGAAAGATATGAGCCTAAGTATAACGATTGGAATTACAAAAGCAAAACTGGATATTGGTTAAGTGCGTTTCCAATAGAATTATTAAATCAACCTATCACATTTTTGTTTGGTGATGTTTATTACAGTGAAAACGCAATAAAGATAATAGTCAATACAGAAGCAAAAGAAAATTTATTTTTTTGCACCTATGAAAACAAAGATGAAAAATATATAAAGCATCATGACGAGCCGTTGGCATATAAAGTAGTTGATTATGTAATGTTTAAAGAACATATTGATAGAGTTAAAACATTAAAAGATGAAGGCAAATGTTGTAGGGAACCAATTGTGTGGGAATTATATAGAAGTATGAATAATCAAGACATAAATACTCATGCAATGACTAACAATTATATAGCTATCAATGACGAAAGTTGTGATATTGATACTTTTAATGATATAATAAATTTGGAGAAAAAAATAGGAGGAATTAAAATGATTAAAGTAGAAGTTATTGAAAAATTTACATTAGCAGATTACAAAAAATTAAAAAATGTTGAAAAGGTAATGACAAGACAAGAAAATGAATTTGGTGTTGGAGATACTTTTGAATGTGATAAAGAAATGGCTGATTATTTGACTGGCAATAATGCTTTCAAAAAAGAAGTTGTTAAAGTTATTGAGGTTAAACCTGAAAAAGAAAAAACAATTAAATTAGATAAAGAAGATTTAACAAATGCTTATTTAGATGACAAACCAATTAAACCTAAAAAGAAAAGAACAAGTAAGAAATAGTCTTTTTGACTATTTTTTTTATTTATGCTATTATTTATGTAGAGTTGGAAACAGCTTATATCTTAACACTCGTGGACGAGACCACGAAAAAAAGCGAAGGGAGAGATAATATAATGCGTGAATTTTTGAAAGGACTTGATTTAGACAAAGAAACAATTGACACAATCATGGCGGAACATGGTAAACATTTAACGGGATTAAAAGAGAAAAATAATGAATATGAAGAAAAAATCAAAGGTTATGAAAAACAAATTAACGAGTTAAATGGAACAATTGAAGAGGATAAAAAGTCTTTGGAAAATTTACAAAATGTAACAAATGAAAACAAAGATTTAAAAGCTCAAATTCAAATGAGTGATAGCAATGTTAAAAAGGAATTTAGTAAATTTGTTACAAGTGAAGTTATGTCAAATGTAAATGATGACACAGACTTCAAAACAGCACTTGAAAGCTACAAAAAAGAAAATCCACAATATTTTGGAGATACAGTAGTTAAGAAAGTGCAAAGTTCACCAGTTTTAAATGGTGGACAACAACCAACAAGCACTAATGATATTATGAATGATATTTTAAGAAGTGCTACACAAAAATAAAAAAAAGAAGGAGAGATAAAATGGCAGGTATAGTTAGAAATGACGTTGACGCTCTAATAGAAACTCAAGTTGCTAATGAAATATTTGAGGGAACTGTTAGACAATCAAAAGCATTGTCAATGTTAAAAAGATTACCAAACGCAACTAGTGATAAAACAAAAATTAGAGTTTTAGATTCACTACCAGTTGCATATTTCGTTGATGAAACAACAGACAACGGAAGAAAAAATATTACAAAATTAGCTTGGGACAAAAAATTTATTAATATTGCTGAATTAGCAGTAATCGTTCCAATAAAAGAAAACTTATTAAATGATAGTTCAATTGATATTTGGGCTACTGTAAGACCAAGAGTTGAGGAAGCATTTGCAAAGAAAATAGATAAAGCTATATTCTTTGGAACTGATAAACCAACTGATTGGAGAAAAGGACTTGTTCCATCAGTTATTGATGCTGGAGCAGAAGTTGATGAAACTGGACATCTTTACAGTGACATCAATGATGTTATGACTAAAGTTGAAGAAAGTGGATATGAAGTTAATGGTATCTTAGGTGGTGTTGGATTAAAAGGTAAATTCCGTATGATGACTGACACAACTGGACAACCATTAAATACAACAGAAATTGGTTCTGTAAGAAGAGAATTTGTAGACAATGGTGCTTGGGATAAAACAGCTTCTACATTAGTTGCTGGTGACTTCACTCAAGCAGTATATGCTATAAGACAAGATATTACTTATAAAGTATTAACAGAAGCAGTTATTCAAGATCCATCAGATGGTTCTATACTTTATAACTTAGCACAAGATGATATGGTTGCATTGCGTGTAGTTATGAGACTTGGATGGGAAATTCCTAACCCAGTTAATGCAGAAAACGAAACTGAAGCTAGATTCCCATTTGCAAGCTTAAAACCAGAAGGAACAGTAAGTTTATAATTTAGATAAAGGAGGGCATTATGGAATTTAGTGGACAATACCTAACGTATGAACAATATAAGGCTTTGGGTGGCACTTTAGACCGAATGCCTTTTGAACTATTAGAATACGAAACTAGAAAAAGAATTGACGAAAGAACTCAAAATCGTTTAAAAAATATTGAAGATATTCCACAAGAAGTAAAAATGTGTATGTTTAAATTAATGGGTGTTATGTCAAGTTATGATGAGGGGCTTGATACCGTAAGTAGAAATATTGCCAGTGAAAATACGGACGGGTATAGCGTAAGCTATGTTACTGGTAGTCAAATACAAGAGGTATTAAAAACCAAAAATAAAGAACTTGACGATATCATAATGACGTATTTAAACGGTGTTATAGTTAATAATGAACATATATTATTTTTAGGAGTAAATTAATGTTAGTAAATAATAGCGTAACAATTTATCATAAGATGTTTGATAAAAATGAGCGAATTGAAAAGTGGATTAGATTTAATTATGATAAAGTTTGGTTTTTTGGAGGTAGGGGTGCTGGAATAAATAAAGGTTATGACAATGCTAATGATGTGGAGATAAGAATATTTTATAAATTGAATGAAAATTTGAATATAAAAGCGTTTAGTATTGGAGACATTATTGTAAAAGGCACTGTTACTGATGATATAAATACACAACAAGATTTAAAAGGATATGAAGTTTATAATATTACAAGTATTAATGATAATACATTTGGTACAAATCCACATATTCATATTGGAGGCAAATGATGGCAATTAGAATTAATTCACTTGAAAAAATTAAAAAAAGATTAAATATTGAAGATGGTGGAAAAGCACATAGTTTTTTTATTAATTTGTGTTATAAAAAGATGGATAAATTTGTTCCAATGAGTGCTAAAGAAAGCGCTGGAAATTTAAGAACAATAGTTGATATTAATACAAATAGTATAACATATCAAAGCCCTTATGCTAGTTATCAATATTTTGGCAAAAGAAAAGACAGAAGTCACGTTGTCAAAAATTATAC